ACGTACAGTGTGCTCCTGTATCGAACGTGCAGTGTGATCCTGTCTTGAACGTGCAATTTGAACTTGTTTTGAATGTGCAATCAGAACCTGTATCGAACGTGCAGTCTGGGCCTGTATCGAACGTGCAACCTAAACCTGTATCGAACGTGCAACCTGATCCTGTCTTGAACGTGCAACCTGATCCTGTTTTGAACGTGCAATTTGAAAAATCACTAAAATCCAAAGATAGATCGCTCTCGATAGTTGCAAATACAAGCACGTCTTCATCCCACTCGAACTTAGATAGATCTAAAGGTTTACCGTTTTGTAGCACTCTTTCTGCTACTTCTTGTTTTGTCATATATTTGTTTAATGTTTATAATTCCTAACTTATAACACCCTGCGATGGGTTAGATCACCTCATACATCACCATGCTTTCTGTTTTTCGCCTTTTGCAGCGCCTGGCATCCTCTGGTAGTGGCTCACCGAGGTGATCCGTTCCCGTGTCACCGTTTGGTGTTTTGGGCGCCTTGTATATCTCTCCCTGCCTATCCATGTAATAGTGATACGTACGATAATAATGGCGCTTCCCGCAATACATCGTCCTGTACTTGCTGTCTGATAGCTTCATTACAAAGTATGTTTCTTTTTTGCCATCACTGTTAATCAGGCAGACCTGAAAATCAATCGGGCCTTGTATTACATAGTGAATATTTGAGTTAGCCATATTTTTTTGGTAATTTTTAATCTTCGTAACCTATCAGAACAAACTCTCCACTTGCTTCTCTTCGGAAGAGAAGTCTTTTTGTTTGTGGTTCTTCCGGGTCTTCTTCCATCGTAGAATATGTGACCTTGTGGATTGGGATATAGAAGAAACCATTTTTATAGTTTGCATCCGATACCTTCATAGTAAACTCCTCACCAAATCCAAGGTTTACAGTTATTTTTCTCATATATATAAATCCGCATTTATAATGCCCCTGCGGTGAGGTTCACTTAGACAACAAACTGTACAACTTCTCAATGGTTTCTATTTTTTGATCGTCGTCTGTGCATTCTTCGCCATACTCTTTTATTAGTTTCCATTCTATATCAGTATCTCTCCCACCTTCGTTTTTATTAAAATCATGGAAAGCAATTAAATTCATTAATGATAGATATAATGCTATATTATTATTTTTAAACGCCTGCATAACTCGGCCTATTGTGATTGGATATACTTCCCAATATTTGCCATTCTCAAAATATCCAGTCACCTGCCTGACCATTTCTATGGTCACAAAAGACGCTTGACGCTCTTTTTTAATCGCCTTTTTGTACGGTAAACCATGTATCAACTCAATAACCCGTTTTTTGAATTCTTCTCTTGTGTTTTGCATATATTTGTGTAATGTTTATAATTTGGGCCGTTCTACACCTCCAAACTCTGCCGATCCCTGCGCACTTCTTCCAGAAACATCCGTCCTACAATATCCGCGTAGGGCATGAGTGCGGATACTGCTGTTTTCCACCCGATATGCAAATAGTATTTACCTACCAGCCTGCGTGCTAACTCTTCCACCGTGAAGATCCTGGCCTTGTAGCAGTCCCAGCGCTCGTGCTCGTCGAGGTTCGTGAGTTCGAGGGGTGTGCTATTTACCCGCTCTGACGCGTCGAGCCTTGTCCCGGCAGTACTGGCTACAGTACTTTCGCCTGCTGCACTGGCGGTAGCACTGGTACGTTTTCCCGCATTGTTTACATTTTTTGAGTTCATATTGCATTATGTAACCATAATTAAAATGTGCGTGTACCATGCGCACCCCGGCGTCGTTCCCCCTAAGAACGGTTATTTACTGTCTTCCCACGGAAGATCTTGGTCTTCCAGGGCCTTATCTATTTCGTCTTTTTCTGTCTTCTCTGGTACTTTATCGATCGGAAGAATGGAGTCTATTTTATTCTTTCCATTTTCGTTTATCTTAACTAGAGCTTTGAATTGCTTACCTTCAAGCTCATTGATACTATCATCCGTAAGCTCTTCTGGCTTAATCTTTGACACATCCACATCTGGTTTATAAGCTTTGTATATTGTCTTGATAAGATTGTAAAGTTTTGATGGGTTCAGTTTTTTCTGACCCGTTGACTGACCGTTAAAAAATGAAAAAGTTGTGTTGTAAAACAATAGCTTATCGGGATTCTCAATGACTCGCAGATAGAAAACTAACTGCATTTGAGTCTCTGTAGACATGTATTTTGTCCCCTCCTTTGCTTCAACTTTTTCTATTTCGACAGTGTAAAGCCCTTCTTCAAGAACTTCGCTTGAAAAATCTGAATTACTTTTTTGTGTTGCTTGGAATCCTTGAATTGCCATATATATAAAAATAAAATAATAATTGTTTTTTGGGTGTTTTGCGTTTACATTTTTTCACCCCCTTTTAATCTCAAATATCTATAGATTTTTAACGCTGATAAGAAAGCGACGGCGTGATCTTTGTAATTAAAATAGCTTTTTGCAACAAGCTTTCCCTCCTCTTTGTCAATTTTTACAATTGTGCTTTTGTGAAACTTGAGCGGCTTTGCATGCTTCCATGTCATGCTTTCTTCTTCCAGGGCGTATTGATACCCTGCAAGCTGCATAGGAAATGTGTCATATATGTGCTTTGATGTTTTGAGATCGCCAAGACAAAAGTTATTGTCTTGGTCTATATATATAAAATCACACGTACCGGCGTAGTTATACTTTAGACTGTACACTTTTTGCTCTGTACTGACGAATCTTGTTACATTTTCCTGTTCCCATGCCATGAACTGTTGTGCCGCTTTTTTAATCACTGGATTCTCAGGAAGTAGGGGAGTGTAGTTTTTGCCTTCTATTTTCGATCGTATATAATCTTCGATCCACTTGTGAGTGATGGTGCCAATATCTCCTGCTTTGTCTCGTTTCTGTCTCCATGCAAAAGATGCGTTTTTGAGTAAGTTTTCCGTCTCCACCTCGTCAATTGGAGTAGGAGAAGCTAGCCTTTCCCTTACCGTTTCCACAGCTTGATTTACGGCCCACTGCAGCAAGTATGGTTTATCTAGTACACCGACGACAGTAGTGACCCCAACTGTGCCGTATATTTTTTGCCCGTTATGGGTAACTGAGTATCTATGATTACCCGGAGAAAATGCGAGAGTAACCGTGTTATTGTATAGCTGTATAGTCTCTATACCGCTATCGTAGCCTTTGATTGCCATATTGATTATGTGTTGCTACTAAGTCTAAATAAGACTAATAAGCATGAATGATAATAATAAGAGTATACAGTATATCGGATATAATGTCAAGTGTTATTTATAGACTTTGAAAAATCGTTTTCTGGATCTCGGTAATAGGTAGCGGCTCATGAAAACCAGAATTGACTCTTAATACGCTCTTTCTAACCTCTTCTTTTCCTAGGTCTTTATCGTTTTTGAAAAACTGTTTTGCTATGTATAGTGTGTTGTTGCGCCCTCCGTAGCGTTCGTGGTTTTTAGAAAACCAGTTGATGATCCCTGTATTATCTGATTGTCCCTTATCTTGACCACTGACGGGGGTGAATGCGGGAAGTGGTGTAGCTATCCGAATATCAAGAGAGTGGCCTTCATTCTCGATATTTTCGGCCTCAGAGTTTCCATAAAAGAAGCGTGAGGCATCAATAGCAGATGGATCAGCGTTGAGGTCTAGTATCGTTGCTAGTCGCTTCATTCTCTGTCGATAGTCTTCTACTGATTCTGGCTTCCAGGTTTGAGAGAGTGGAATAAGAACACGGAATCTGTCGCATGCAGGCTTTTTATCTTTTTGCTTCTGATGTGATTTAGTCGTAGAGATTAGAGCTTTGTAACCGTTTAGATTTTGTTTTGCTTCTTCTATCGTTTGGCCTTCATCTACATCAAAAGCTATGACATCATACTCTAGCTTGGCGTTTTTATTAGCTCTATGGTCATTTTCGTATGTAGTCAATGAATAGGCTTTGTTTTGCTTAATAATTTTTTTCAGTTCAGCAAAGGTTGTTGTAACAGGTCTGAATAACACATCATAAGTTGTGTTTGTGTTGTTCTGGGATATGGTGATAGGGCGATCTGATTCTTCTGTTTTTGGTTTTGTAACCATGTATTTTTGACCGTTCCTGCCGTGTTTTTCAGTTAGAAATATGTAACCTTCTTCTTCGATCATGTCAATAGCTGTTGGGAGGGCTTTGGCAAACCAGGCAGAAAAGGAATTAATTGAAACTATTTTCTCGCTTCTTATGTCTAGCGTAGTAACCCATTTATTTTTTTTCTTAATCATGTATTTTTTTAGCTCTTTTTCTTCGTCTTTTTTATCGTAGTCATAAAATTTTTGTGTATATTTTTGAAATTTTTTAATAAGTTTTGTAGCTTGATCTACATCTTCAATATGTACGTTTTTGTCTTCTGGATGATTACAGAAAGCTATAATTGTAGCGGCTTTCAATGTCTCCCAATGCTCATTTTTTATTTTTGCAATCACACCTTCGTACTCTCCACCTTTTTCTTTTTCTAGCTGTTCAGCTAGTCTTTCTGATCTTTTTCTTATTATTTTGAGCCTTATGTCAGCTTCTCTTGTAAAGGTAAATGTATTATTGTTAGTTGTTCTATTATAACAATCTAACAAGTGTTTTTTAATTTTTGGTAATAGTTCGATTTGAGCTTTGTTTTTAATGTTCTCTTCGTATTCTATTTGTTGTATTTCATCTTCGTATTTATCTTTTTTTCTTTCTTCTGTGTCAGGGAAACACAAAAGCATACGCCTTGCAAGTCCACGGTTTAACATTCCTCGCATTTTTTCATTTCCTTTGCCTTCAAGTAAACCTGTTGGTGAAGAATGAAAGAAAGCGGTAATTGGAAGGTTGTTTATTGTTTCATAGCTTTGTGTGTTTTTTTCCATATCTATTTTAGCTAGTTTAATAGTTAGCTTGCCATCATAGGCTTCTACAATTTTAGCTATGAATTGACTTCTTGTGTTACTCATGTTTTCCGACAATATATAGCTTGCAAACTCTGGCATGTGAACATAGATACCGCCTTTTTGTATTTCTTTCATCTTTTTTGCTAGCGTGAACAGGGCTTCAGGAGTAGCATCTCCAACCTCGTAAGGAGGAGTAAAGTTTGTCGGCTCTATTTCTTCATTTGTTACGTCTGAAAAATTTGAATCAAATTCATATTTTTTTTTGATATCTTCTAAAATGTTAATATCAAATTCCGATAAAATTTTATCTTTTGAGCTGTTAGAGAGAGCAAAAAGAAGACCATACAACGACACAGGTATTATTCCTTGATTGATCGTTACAATATCAGATTGAGCAGAAACCCTATTAAGACCAGCTAAATGAGATAATTTTATAAGTGTAATAATCTCTAACATGCTAGTAGGAGTAGAGATATTGAGAGCTTGAAGGTATTCTACTATCTGTTTGAACATTCTTTTATAGTATCATCGTCTCTTGTCGATGTCAAGCGTCTTTTCTGATTATATTTTTTTATTCTTGCTTCTACGGCTTTTTTTGCACTTGCTTTTCTCTGTTCGGGTGTAGTTTTTAGCATTCGAAGTTTACGCATTTTTGTCATGTGTTCCTTAAGTGTTATATCCATACGTGTATATTATCATCTTGTCTTGTCGATGTCAATTTTGATGAAATCAATGAAATCACATGAAATCACGGTAAGCGTGATTTCTTAATGGACTGTCAGAAAAGAATAAAATATATATAATATATATAAAATCATGATATATATATTATATATATTATTTTTCTTCTTTCTCTTCTTCTTTTCTCTTCTCTTTTTCTTTTTATTTTCAAAATTTCATGATTTCATGATTTCATCACTTCTGGAGTGTGTTTTCACTGTTGGAATAATCTATTAAGAAATCACGACATTTTTTTGTGTTTGTGATTTCATGATTTCATGCAAGAGAGTTTAGGGAGATTCATAATTTAACCTTCCCGTGAAATTATGTGAAGTTTTGTAAAATTATGGAGATATAAAACTATGCAGTAAAAAAACGAGCTGGTAAAGATGCGGAAGCTCAGAGCCAATGGTCATCACTGCCGCACCTCTACCAGCTCGCAAGCTGGTAACCCTCTACGGGGCATCTTCCCACCATTCAATATCCTCTCGTTCTGGCTTCTCTTCATCTTCCTCACAGACGCACATAGCGTGTGATGAGCCGCATTTGCAGTACAGGTGTTTATCTGGGTTACCAAATGGTGTGTAATCGTTCACAAAACCATCCCCCTTTCACCGCACTTCCGGTGTGTGGTCAACATCTCCTGCCAGTAACACTCAGCAAGAGCCTGCGCAACATGTAATCTCACACTCATCAGGCGATACTCAAAATCACTCAAATCATAGAATCGTAGACGATTCTCGAGTGCGTCGATCAAGACCTTGATATCGTGATACTTTTGAGATAAAATGGTGTTTCTCTCATCAGAGACAACTGTTTTTGTTTCCTGAGTCCCGGTTCCTGCCGGGGCTTTTTTTTGATTGTTCATATAAGATTGATAAGAATTATTAATAAAGAGCCAAGCATCAGACCTACAACGACCTCGATTGCAAAAGGTGTAAAAACGATAATAGCTGATATGGTGCTAACTATTAGACCAATTGCCGCACCAATTGCAAGCATTCTGACAGACTGCACCAGTTTCGAGTGTTTGGGCTTTCCGAAAGACGAAAAAGATTTATTCCGGATTTGCTCAAAATCCTCATAACTACGAGATCTGTTTATGTGACAGCAGATGGTTTGGGATACTCCATAGGTTCTGCCTAGAACCCTCTGACTTGCTCCTGACTTAATGCCTTGCTTGATAAGCCGGTACATGTGTCTGTTTATTTTTTTAGAGCTTGCCATTATTCAGAAATACATAACTGATAATCCTGACCGGTCTGACTGCTCAGCTGCTGGCAGTAATGATCGTCGATCCGTGGCCCTGCATGGGCAACGATCACATAGGTATAGATCAGCACTGCTAGAGCTGCGCCCAGGAAATATGAGGCGAGCCGGAGAGCACGAAGCATTGCGCGCTTGCGTACTACCTTTTGTCTTCTATTCATAAAAGTATAAAATTACTAATTATTTACATTATATGTAATATATTGCACAGTGTCAAGAGTTTTCATATTTAATATATATATCGACTGTGTATTTCATACCGCCCCACACGGCGGGCCCCATATGGGACGGTATGCGCCGGATATGAACCCTCCGGCGGGGGGCGGTTATGATATTATACTGTTGTCCAGGCTTGGATAATTTTAATTGCTTTGTTGGGTGGTATGGATCGCTTACGATCTGCTTCAATTTCATCCTCTATTGAACCCAAGTTCACCGTGCTTGTGCAGCTTCCATTATGGAATCCATACCCTTCTATCTCATAGTAATCAAGACAATCACCAGTCGTAAACTCATGGTAACCAATTGGAGCTATACCCCAATCCAATACCATCTTTTCGATTGCGGTATTTTTTAGCCGATACAGGTATTGCTTGCGTTCTTTGGCTTCGTGAAGTTGATGGTGCGCAAGATCATCCCCATAACGTTCACCTTCATCATAGATGCTTGAAGCGATCCTTGCCTGGATATCACGCTGCCTTTTTGCTTCTTTGTTGATGCTATATACCGCCTCGGTAATTTTTTTTCGAGACTCTAAGGCTTTTTTTATTGCCTCGGCTTCTTTCTTCTGCCTCTCTTCTGCTTTTCGTTCTTTGGCGTTTAGTATTTCGTTGATTTCCTGCTCAAAGTCTTTGTGTGAGATTCGGACAAGAATAGGTGAAAATCTTTTGCCTGATCTGTTGAATCCGACACAAGCCTCGTATACTGGAATCTCTGGATTAGATTTGCGGATTTTGTTTGCAGTGCGACCATCACCAATTTTGTACCAGCCTACTGGTATGCCACTGACATTGCCAAAGGAATTGGTATCGAGTTTGTAGCGTGCCGTCTGTGTGGTATTCATATGTGTGGATATGAATTGTTAATAATTACATTATATACGATATACTGCACAATGTCAAGGGAATATGCGATTATTTATCCTTTTTATACGTATCACGTACAAACTCAAGAACCGAGATGGCGTTGAACAGATCGGTTCCTCTCTCTTTGACTTCTTTCGAGACCGTGTTTCGGTGTTTCCCGACAAACTCAGCAAGTGCACCAATGGAGATAACACGAGTCGGGCGTTGTGGGTTATATGGCTTCTGGCCTGTTCCGGGTCTTATCATGATCCTATTATATCATATAACATTCATGATATGTTGAATAATGGAAAGGGTGGAATATACCTTGCAGATTTCTGAAGAGGCTCGTGGGGCGATTTTGGGAATGATAAATATTCTTATACAAAATAGTGTGTTTAGGTTGGTAAAATAGGGTATGACAAAAAAAATGGGAAGACCAACAAAATACAACGAAGATATTTTAGAAAAGGCTAATCAATACTTTTACGATTGCATAGAGCAGAATAAAATCCCTTTTGTTGAAGATATCGCTATATCCCTGCGTATATGTGACAAAACTATCTACAACTGGGCAAACCAACATCCAGAGTTTTTACGGACAATACAGGCCATTATGGTTTTACAGAAAAAAGAGCTAAAAAAAAGGGGTTTAATGAAGGAAGTTGACACGAGAATGGCTAACCTCTTATTGCAGGCAGATCATGGACTAAAGACAACACAAGTGGTCGAGGATAACCGACCAAATGAAACGATAGACAAGTTGAAACAAATCCATGATGAACTTGCAAAAGAGAACACTTAATAAACTGATTGGATCACTGTTTCGTCTTGGCGATCACCCGGTTCAGCTTTCGGATTCCCAACTGGATATTTTCTCACAGATCTACTTTGCGAAAAACAAGAGAACACAGATTATAGCGCCTACACAATACGGAAAATCGTTAACCGTTGGACTTGCAGTTTTGACTAGAGTGTTGACGACCAATGAGCGCTTTGTAATTATGGCACCAAGCGAGAAAAAGGCAAAGATCATCATGTCGTACATCATAGAACACGTTTTTGATTGTCCAGATTTAGCGCAGCGCCTGGAGGTGGATAGGAGCGAAACTCTTGACAGAATTAGAAGAGAGCGAAGCAAAAACAACATTACTTTTATTGGTGGTGGCGGTGTAAGCATTCTCACACTCGACGCCAGAAATAGCAAGAGAAGTATTGAGGCAGCCATGGGATTTGGAGGCAACAGACTGATCCTAGATGAGTCATCCCTTATTGATGACACACTATACGCAACAGTTAAGCGAATGCTTGGAGGCTACGACTACGACGATCAATTCCTGCTTGAGATCGGAAATCCCTTCTACCGCAACCATTTCTACCGCACCTGGCATTCAGACCGCTATCATAAGATTTTTATAGACTATCACACCGGAATAGCTGAGGGGCGGTATAACAATGAGTTTATTGAAGAGATGCGAGAAGAGGCGTTTTTTGATGTGTTCTACGAGTGTCGATTTCCGGATGAGGATGCGGTTGATGAACGAGGTTATCGGGTCTTGTTCCCCATGGACATGGTGCAACATGCGAGGACGGATGCACAACAGCACCGAGGAATAAAAAGACTCGGGTGCGATATTGGAGGAGGAGGAGACAAAAATGTATATACGGTACGCTCTGACACTTACGCACACATTGCAGGACAGAATCAATCACAGGACACAATGAGCAATATCGTAGAGATCGAGCGCATCATGAACGAGGAGGGTATAGAAGCAGAGCACGTATTTATTGATGACACCGGGATTGGTAGGGGTGTATCAGATCGAATGCTTGAGAAGGGGCACAACATTGTACCCGTGGTAAAGGGAGAAAAGGCACAGGATACGACCAAGTTTTCAAACGTTCGAGCAGAATGTTATTGGGGAGCGATGGAATGGATGAAGGCAGGAGGAAGGATCGAGAATACAGACCGATGGAATGAACTCAATCAGATAAAATACAAGGTGTCAAGTGATAAAGTCATACAGATCGAGAAAAAGGAAGATCTGAAACGAAGACTAGGTAAGTCGCCAGATTATGCCGATTCTCTCATCTTGACGTTTGCTCCAGAAGAAGAGCAAGCCACATCGTACGAAACACAACCTTTCTGATTTATTTTCTCCTCAATCTATAGTATACTTTCTGTATAACTATTGTGTACAAAAATGGCAAATATACAAACGCTAACTAATGAACTGATCCGTGGTGATACTTGGCCATGGACTATAAACGTAACCGACTCTAGTACCAGCAATGCGATCGACATCTCATCTTACAAGCTGTACTTTACCATCAAACAAAGCCTATCAGATAGCGACGATGACGCTGTATACACGAAAGACATCACAGCGCACACAGACGGAGAGAATGGAACAAGCGAGTTTACGATGACACCAGATAGTACGATCACCATATCGGTAAATGGCTCAAGTTACAAAATACCGGTGAAGGCAGTCTAATGCAATACGCAAACAAACCAGACCAGGACAGACTTGACAGGTACGAGGCGTATGAGGCGCTGTTTATGAACGACCATAAAAAAGCGTTCGAGAAACTGTACCCAAAGATGCGGCTTGATCTAGACTACAAGGATATGTTTTATGTGTCAGCTAACCTTGCAGCCATGCTATCTGAGCTGTCAGCCGATATGCTGTTTGAGGAGTTTCCAACCATCAGGATCGAGGGAGATGATAATGGCTGGCTATCTGCTTTATATCGCTCCAACAACCTAAAACAACAATTGTATGAGTCTGCGATCGAGGCCTCATACCGAGGTGATGCGGTGTTCAAGATCCGGGCCAAAGATGGGGAGCTTCTGATTGAGGACATCAACCCAATGTACTACTTCCCCGAGTACAACCCCGCCAACGTAAGAGAAGAACCAACCGCCCACGTGTTCCATTACCCACAGAAGATTGTATATATGGGAGAGACGAGAGATGGAGTATTTATAGAGCGCCATGAACCGGGCGTAATCCGGAATATGCTCTACCTTGTCGAGAACGGAGAGATGACGGTACAGCTTGACGTTACCGAGTATTTAGGAATCAGTGAAGAGGAGCCGACAAATATAGATGACTTCCTGGTGTTCCACCTTCGCAACTACCGGGTAAACTCCCGATACTTCGGGATATCTGACTACAAGGATATCGCCGAGATCATGTACTCGATAAACAACAGAATGACACTAATTAATAGCGTTCTTGATGAACACGGCAAGCCGATACTGCTCCTGCCTCCTGGAGTCAACAAGAAAAAAGACGCACATGGAAATGAACACACCGTACCGAAAAAGTACATACAGACAATCGAGTACAACCCTGACAAGCACGTTAAACCGGAGTATGTCGTATGGGATGCCAAGCTAGAGGTTACCTTCAACTACATCGACCGGATGATGGAGCTTTTTTATATGACTACCGGCACCAATAGCGCCGCCTTCGGACTTGACAGTGGAGGATTTGCTGAGAGTGGTCGGGCTCTCAAGTTCAAGCTGCTGCGCACAATTGCAAAGAAACACAAAAAACAACTGTACTACGATCCACTGATCAAGAACATGCTCTACACTGCCCAGGTCTTTGCCCGCAACAACAATCTCCTGGTAGAAGACAAGCGAGTAGATTTTGAGCCTGTCCATCCTGACATAAAATGGGAGGATGGGATCATAAACGACATGATGGAGCAGGTAGAGATCGAAGCGGCAAAGCTACAAGAAGGACTGACGACCAAAGTGGATGCGATCCAGTCAATCGACAATCTGACAGAGACAGAGGCACAAGAGAAAATAGATCGCATAAAAGAAGAAAAACAAGCAAATGCACCACAGTTTACTGCAAGCCTTCGTGTTCCACCAACAAACCAGGATCAGGAAGAAGATACTAATTGACAAAAACATATAAATGGCAATTGATGGTCTGGTACCTACTGACGGAGCAGCGGTACTACTACGTGAGATCATAGACTCTTCATACACCGAGCTGGCCAAGATCGTACGAGATGGTGATTTTACCGATCGTCGTAAAGCACGTGGCATCATGACTCAGCTTCGAGAGCTTGAGCGAAGGACACAGCGCAATGTACAGTCATGGGTAAAGGTAGAGATCCCATATTTTTATGAGCGTGGCATGTTCGAGTCAATGAAAAACACGTACGAGGCAGGAGCCAAGGTCACGATCAAACAGTCGTTTACTCAGCTGCACCTTGAGGCGATTGAGGCATTGAGCCAGGATACTTTTGCTGCAATGGGTGAAGGGCTGCAGGGTATCACCCGTACCGGAGACCGATTGATTGCCGAGGCCACCGAGCGCAAGATCAGGGCCCGCCTGGGATCAGGAACCATAACCGGAAAGACCAGGAGAGAGATCTCAAAAGAGATTCGTAATATCTTAAGCGAGCAGGGAGTTATTGCGCTCAGAGATCGAGCCGGCAAGCGCTGGGATCTGGACAACTACAGCGCAATGCTAACCCGCACCAACTTGACTCGTGCAAACAATCAGGGTGTCATAAACAGATCCATAGAAGGTGGGTATAGTCTGGTTAAGGTCTCAAGTCATGCCAGCTCCTGCCCACTGTGTGCCCCGTGGCAGGGAAGGGTATACACAATCAGCGGTACATCAAGCAAGTATGAAAGTCTTGATACGGCCCGCTCCGGTGGGCTTTTTCATCCAAACTGCCGTCATGCAATAACTACATATCACGAGGTAAACACCCAACAAGAGACAAGATCATTCTCTCAGATCAGACAGCAGCACAGGGAGCAGATTGAGCCAATAGGTGGCGTTTATCTGTCACGGTTTGGTAAAGCAATTGATGCAAAAAACAAAAGATCGTTTTCCCAACTACTTGCCCAGGTAGGTGCTTCCTACATACTCTACGAAGCACTAACAGACCTACAGCCCTTCATCTAGTTTGTACAATTAAGTTGTACAAAATAGTTCCACATGGTATACTATAGCCGTAAAGATTGTTCAACTTATTTATACAAAAATGCCCCGTTGAGCGTTATCAACGAAAAAACTATGTCAGATCCAAATCAGGCCCAACAAACCCAAGAAGATGCAAATGCTCCTGATCAGAGCCAGCAGCAGGAGGGCCAAGAGCAAGCGCAACAGTTTCAACCTGTGCCATATGAGCGGTTTACGCAAGTAAACCAGCGTATGAAAGAGGCAGAGGCAAAACTCAAAGAGTTCCAAAGCCAGCAGGAGGAGCAGAAGCGCAAACAACTTGAGGAAAATCAAAAGTTCCAGGAGCTGTATGAGCAGGAAAAGCAAGCGAGAGAAAAAGAAAAAGGGCTCTACTTACACTCAGCAAAAAAGACAGCGCTCCAAGTAGAGGCGTTGAAGGCTGGCACAGTAGATCCGGATGCAGTGATCGCACTTGCAGATCTTGACTCAATCGAGCTGTCAGAGGATGGCAGCGTTTCGAGCGATACAGTTTCTAAAGCTATTGAGACCCTGAAAGAAAAAAAGCCGTATCTGTTCACCTCATCGGAAGGTCAACAGAAACCGGCAAATATAGGCGCTTCAGGTGGCGCATCTGACAACCCGAGCGGTACCCCAACGTTCAAGCGTTCGCAGTTATCCGATCCGGCCTTCTACAACAAGCACCGAGATCAGATTCTACAAGCGCAAAAAGAGGGGAAGATTATCAACGATTTTTAATTTAGAAAAATATGGCAAACAATATTGTAGTAACCCACGCTGACGACCTGATCCCAGAGGTCATCGCCAACGAGGGTATCAACCTGCTTCAATCAAACTTGCGTCTTGGTCGTCTGGTACGACGTGATGTAGACGCAACCCCAGCACGTGCTGGAAGAATTATTAGCATTCCAAAGTACGGTGATCTTTCGGTAAACGACAAGACCGAGAACAGCGATACAACCCGGCAGCAGCCAAGCACCACTGAGGTACAGATCACGCTGAACAAGCACAAAGAAGTAACCTTTGGTGTAGAAGATTACTTGAGAGCCGTTAAGGTAGGCAACCTGGAAGACTCATACATGGGCCAGGGAATGATCCGACTAGCTGAACAGATCGAGTCTGATATTGCTGCACTCTTTACCGCAGGATTTACGACTCATGCCGCTATTGATGCAAGCTCCGGCTTGACCGAGGATAACGTTCTGACAGTTCGTAAGAATCTGACGGATTCACGTGCTCCCAACTCAAACCGTTTCATGGTCGTCGACACCGGATCGTACAACGATCTCTTGAAGATCGACCGGTTCAGTCGGAATGATGCACAGGGCGAGCAGTCAGTAATCAACACTGGCATGCTTGGAACTATCCACGGCTTTCAGGCTCTTGAGTCAATCCATTTGACCAGCGCCGGTTCACCGACTACCTACGATTGTGCCGGATTCCATCGTGATGCCATCGCCCTGGTAACCCGACCATTCCAGCCTTCGATGGTACGAAGCGCACAGATCGGACAGGTGACAGACGAGCAGACCGGACTGTCGATGCGTGTTGAAATCTATCGTGATCCAGATGCTAAGGCTGATGTGATCTCGATTGATGTTCTGTACGGTGTTCAGGTCATCCGACCAGAGCTGGGACAAGAGATCAACACTCAGTAAAACTGAAAAAAGCGTAACTTAATAACCTGCAGTTAAGGGCTGGCCCACATGGGCCGGCTCTTTCTGCATGAATCAACAATGATCCAATACTTTTTCCATCCAGGCAACAACAAAATACTAGAGGTACCGATCCTTTCCATATTTGACAGAAAGAAACTGGAAAAACAAGGCTATATTCTAGCCACGATGGATCAACGAGACAGGCATATAGCCAAAAAGCAGGCACGAGAGGAGGATCGAAGAAAGGCCGTACAAGAGAACCCAGACATGCTACACCTCCAATACGTATCTGCAAACTCGCATGATGGGTACGGCTATACTTCCCGGTATTTTGAGGATAAACTAATAGAAAAGGGTATATACCTGGATAGAGCGTACACAGGGCAGAAGATCGGATTATGCTACCTGACTCCGCCAAACATTGCCCTACTTGAGACTCCGATCAAGATTCTGTACACCATGTTTGAATCGACCAAGTTTCCGGATCATTGGGAGCATTTTTTTCGTCAAGCAGATTACATCTGGGTTCCTACTACCTTCTGCCAGAAGATAATCAAAGATCAGTTTGGACTTTTTGCCGAACTTGTACCTTTAGGATACGATCCCGACACTTTCAGATACGTAGAGCGCAGAAGATCAGGAGAAGAGCCGTACACATTCCTGCATTACGATGCCTTCAAGTCACGTAAAGGCTGGGATCTGGTCTTCAACGCATTTACGCAGGAGTTTCAGAACGGGGAGAATGTCAAGCTGATTTTCAAGACGACGGCACCACGTGAACCGCTGCCATTTGACCAGTACAAGAATATAGAGATTGTAAAGGCGATTTTGGATAACAACGAGATGCTAGAGTTGATGCGCCGATCTGATTGTTTTGTGTTTCCATCTCTTGGTGAGGGCTTTGGATTACCGCCCCTTGAGGCAATGGTAACGGGTATGTATACGATCGCATCATCACGCACCGGGATGGCTGACTTTGTCAAGCCAACTATCACAAAATATGAAAAGGTCTGGGCTGAGTATGACAGTCATTCAATAGAAAAGGGCAAGGCAGGATATCAATACAAGCCTGATCTATCAGAATTGCGCCAGGCTATGCGCTACGCATACGAAAACCGGCCCAGCATCAGATACCAGTATGCAGAGAAAAAGACGTTGACAAAGACAATAAATCTACTGGAAAAGAAAATAAAAGACATAGATAGTAAAGTGCTAAATCTCAAAACGTACAGGAGAAAGATAGTGTTGCTTACCGAGGACGGCACTATATATAGTGGTGGCAGGTACTACACCTGGCAGCTGGCTATTGCACTACAGGAAGCGGGCTTTAACGTTCATGTATACACCAACCGAGTGCCAACATTCCTGCAAGACTTCCAGGAATATCAGCAGCCAACTATACACGTGGTACCAGATGTTAAGAAGGTTGATACAGATGCGCTCTTTTATATCGCATCGCCTTTGAGAGGTATAACCAGGGCGCTTGAGCTTGGTAAGCAGTACAACAGGCCCTGCTACGTGCTGATCTTTGATCCTAAACCAACGCTTGAGCAGTACAAGCACACAGAGCGAGAGCAAGAATGGGAAGAAGCAGCAGATGCAATAAAGCAATCGAGTTGCAAAATTGTAACCATTGCTGACTTTTTGCACAAAGACATAAAAAAATGGCTCGGAAAGTCAGATATTAGAACTATATACCCTGCGGTAAATAATAAAGCGATTGATGAAGCAGAGAGCGAAAAGAAACAACCTAATTGGGTGACATACGTATCACGGCTTGACAAGGGAAAAAACGTCGATCATGTTCTTGATGCCGTAAAGGGAACAGGTCTACACCTACAGATCATCACAAGCCAGGACAATGTAGGAATACAGAAGATGATAGAGGAAAGAGACATGCAAGAGCTTGTGACAGTCCGGTGGGATATCTCAGATAAGGACAAGTTTACTATCATAAAACAATCTCTTGCTGTCATCAATGGCTCTCAATATGAGGGCTTTGGTATCTGGGCAGCTGAAGCGATAAGCTGCGGTGTTCCAGTTGTTGCCTACGACTTCCCAGCGTTCAAAGAGATCCAGAAGAAAACGGCATCTCCTAACTTTTACTTTGCCAGGTACAAGGACAAGGAGGATCTGCGAGAGGAGTTAAAAAAAGCAGTACAGGACAACAAGGCAAAAAAAACCAACGCATTCAATTTTTCCTGCCTTACCCATTCGGTAAAGTCAACGTTCCCAAAGTACCCTGATTTTATCTATGCCAAATGTGATAGGCGAGATGTAGAGATAGAGCAGGTAAAAAAGTACCCACCAAACAAGCGCATTGCATTCGTAAACGACTACACAATAGAGCAGCACCATGGAGGCTTGCAACAGAGGATAGAGACACTGCGAGATGGTTATGGTGTTGGTCTCATCACGCCAGAAAACGAAAAAGACATAGACAAGTACGACAGCTTCATCATTGGCAATCTGTGGAAGTTCACAGACGAGTTCAAGAAGAATCTATTAAATCGTCAATTTGTCATGATGAGCTGCGACATGCAGGGGTACTATACCAGCTACTGGAGACCGTTCTACGAGAGGGCCCAGCTTGTAACATTCAGCTCGTCCAGGCAGCGTGATCTATACGCAACAAAATACAAAATGCGAGCAACTGCATTGGCACCGTCTCCGGTTGATCCACTCAAGTACACAATCAAAAAGAATGTAAAGAGAAAACCAAACACCGTTATTGTGCCATCTGTTATAACACATATAAAAAATACAGACGTAGCAGTTAAGTATGCCAAAGATTATCCAAATAAGAGCTTTACCTTTTGTGGAAAGAATATGATGGGCCAGGATGGAGAGGAGTTGATCCGGGAAATTGAGAACCTGCCAAATTGCAGCTACATTGGAGAACAAACACCAGATCAGATGATAGATCTCTACAACAGCCATACCGATGCCCTCTTCATTCCAGATACACACAACACATACGAGACGTTTGGTAGGGTTCCGGTGGAAGCGTACTTATGTGGCTGCAACCTGATCCACAACGGAAAATACGGAGCATATGAGGATTACTTTAGATTCAACGACCGTGAGCAGATAATTATTGCAATGCAACAGGCCCCGCAGCAATTTTGGAACTTGGTAGAGAACTATGTATAATTCACAGTTTGGAGAGGATAAATGGGTGCACGAAAATATTGCACTGCCCAAAAAAGGCGTTTTTGTCGATGTTGGTGCAGGCGATCCTGTGACTTTTTCTAATACATATCTGTTTGAGAAGCTGGGATGGAAGGGCCTTTGCGTTGATGCAGACAGCCGACACATTCAGAATCTGAAAAGTAAGCGATCGTGTCATGTGGTGCACGGACAGGTAGGAACTGTAGCACGGGATGTGATTGAGTGCAAAGATCCAGATTACACAGGAACGATGCCATTTTTTGAGGGTGAGAAGAAGCAGGTGGAACACTTTACCCTTGGCAAACTCCTACGAGTATACAACATAAAAAAGATTGATCTCTTGTCAATAGATGTAGAGGGTACAGAGATTGACGTTTTTGAATCGTTTAATTATGAAAAACACCCAGTATCAACATTGATCGTAGAGTATAAGACAGCACGGCTAGACAGTGCCGAGAATACAGTCAAGCGCTACTTTGAGGAAAAAGGCTTTACTTTACGGCATAAAACAGAAGCAAACTACATCTTTACCTACTGAATTGTTAAAAAAAGTTGTACAAAGTGGTACAATAGGGCATGGCACTTACTACTATTCCTACACATCCAGATGCAAATAGCTACGTATCTGTAGATTATGCAGATGACTACTTCCTGGATCGTGGAGACTTCCCGGGATGGCTTGAGAAGACAACCGTTCAGAAAGAGGCGCTGTTAAAGCGTGCTACCAGAGAGATTGACAGCATGAGCTTCTACGGCTACGCACACTACTACCGTGCACGAGACTACAGAGCCAAACAGGCGCTGGCATTTCCTCGTAATCTTGGTTTTTCCAGCTGGACATTTACGGCAACCGGTACAAGTAGCACAACCGTTACTACCGGCAACTTTCAAGGGAATGAATCATATTACGACGACTTTTGCAAAGGTTACGCTCTTATTGTGACAGATGGAACCGGTAAAGGTCAGACACGTGAGGTGAGCGCCTATGACAACAACACCGGGACAATTACAGTCAGTGAGGCATTTGCTACTACACCGGATACCGATTCACGCTACCTGCTGATCATGGAAGTACCCGATGATGTAAAGTATGCCACATGCGAACAGGCACGATTTATCGACGAGCTGGGGAGAAATAGAGCGGCTGTTTCTGCTGCCAAAGGAGTCAAGCGTCGTAAGATTGACGACCTGGAAGAAGAGTATTTTAGCCCCAACGAGTCAAGCCGTTCTGAACAGGATATATCTATATCCTCATCGGCTCTGGCGTACTTGCAAGGCTACTTAAGTTTCATATCGTAGATCAATGCGTATCATAGACTACTACGTAAACCAGGAGGGAACCAGGTACTACGATCTAACCCGTGATGAGTATGGAGAAGAGACATATGCTAGCAATGAAAGTGTCAAGTTGCGCTTCCACGAAAACAAGGAACGGAGAATAGAGCAGACACAGGCCGGTGAGGTGCAGTTCTGGGTTTCCACCATCTGGGTGTTACCGGATCAGGATATGACAGCGGAAGATTTAATAGAATATGACAGCAAAACTTACAAAATACAAAATATAGATATAAAACGAGACTTCGAGGGCAATATTTTGCATAAAGTAATAGAAGTTGTAGAAAAATCATGACAGAGGTTACATTAGACGCTACAGATTTTTTGAGAAAACTAAATATCGTAGGAAAGCAAGCAGAGTCGTTAACGGAGAAGGCCCTAAACCAACAGGGGGATAAGCTCCTAGAGCTGTCAAGGGAAAAGGTACCACTAGATGAAGGTACCTTGAGGCAGTCGGGCAACGCACAGCAGACAGGCCCCATGGAGGTATCAGTAGGCTATGGGGGTGCTGCGGCAGCGTATGCACTATACCAACACGAGGGTGGAGATGGTAGGCGGGTAGTACGCAACTACTCAGAGCCTGGTACCGGTAAAAAGTACCTGGAAAGGCCACTACTTGAGAACAAAATACTTTGGAATAAGATACTCGAGCAAGTTATAAGCAAAGGTTTCTAATTATGACACTTGTTGAGGAGCTAGCGACGTTTTTGCAGAATGAATCAGTTGCGACCAAGGGTACCAATCTGTTTATAGGGTACGCACCAGATACGCCGGATGCGTTGACAGTGCTATATGAGACAACAACGATACCCGACTTTTACCTACCCTGGCACACCTATACCATTCAAGTACTGACACGAGCAAAAACTTACAAGGTAGCAAAGGAGAAGGGTGAAGCGGTCTATCACCTACTATATATGAGACACGGGGAACTGGTAACTGGAGGTATTGCAGTGCAGCAAGTAAAAGCCCTACAACGACCAACGTCAATTGGCCAGGATGACAAGCAGCGTTACGTATTTTCACACAACTATGAGATCTACACCGGAGAAGATCAAACCCAGACGTGAGCTGCGATGCGTGCGATGCAGAAAGCTACTGATGCGTGAGTCGGTAACCCGTGGAGTTGTAGAGATTATCTGTCCTCGATGCGATCAGATCAACTCGATTAGATTTTATAGCATTGATGAGTTAAAATTATTTGAACGGAAAGGGGGTGAAAAAAGAATATGGCAGTAAATATATCTAACTTTGATGTCGGTGCAGCACAGATCACACTCGGAGGTACAGACCTCGGGGGTGTACGTGGTGTTACCTTGACAGTTGAGACTGAGGTCGTTGATATGGGTGTTGACCAGTATGGTAATAGCTTACTGGATCAAGCCACATCATCTGAGCGTGTGAGCGTTGAGATTGGCATTGCTGAGCATGACATTGATCGGTTCAAGGATGCAATCCCAGCAGCAACGAAAGAAAATGCTAAGCTGGTGACAGTCGGTCGTACGGCTTCACATCGTCTTGAGCAATACGCAAAGGAGCTGATCATTCACCCGCTATCACAGGGAACCAGTAAAGATCGTGACATTACGATCTATAAGGCTATCAGTAACGGCAGTTTTGAGTTGTCGTACTCACCAGAAGAGCAGCGCATCTTTACCGTTACCTTCCACGGTCTGATCGACCTGACCAAGGATGACGGCAACTTGCTTTTTGCGATTGGTGATACATCGTACACTCCGTAACGGAGAATTATAAAATAGAGCGCCACAGAGCGCCAATATATAACTATGCTACAACCAGGGAAAACAATCATACTTGCAGGTGAGGAGTATGAAATAAAACCGTTGAACGTCAAGAAGACGTTCGAGGTCATTGCTTCCATTGAAAAAGTGCCGAATGATTTAGGCGCTGCAATCTCAAGTGAGAATAATATTGACTTTATGGCGCTGATCTCAGGCATCGCTTCTAATCTGGATATTCTCGGCCGTCCTATCGTAACGGCAGTCAACGATCCACGTATGACGACAACCAAGCTAACAGATGAGCTTTCACTGCTTGAGGTCTACGATCTGATTGAGGCCTTGTTAGAGGTAAACCAGGCAGAAAAACTATTCAAGAGGGTAAAAAAAAACAAGGTACTGGGGAAGTATCTGACCAGCCCAAGCAAGCAATAGAGGACTACTTGCATGAGGTCGTCCACATAATTGCCTGGTCGTATCACTGGTCTATCAATGAGATAGTAGAGCAGTGCACCGTACTTGATCTTATAGCGTTTACCCGACTAATTCACAAGCAGCAACTACAAGATGATCTGCGACAGATTGCCATTGTCTCAAACCCCCATACTAAAGAACCAAACAAGCTGCCCCGCAAACTACAGCAGCAATTAAACGATCTTAGACCAAAGGAAGTGAGCCAGGAAAAGAGTAAGGCAGACCTTGATAGGTTAGCCAGTCAGTACGGCAAGAAGAAAAAGTAAACAATTACTTAGTTTTTTTTGGTATTCTTTTGTGACATTCTGGACATGTATAGCTTTTCACGCTTGTTAGAAACGTATGCTTAACGCCACACTCCGGGCAGACCTCAATTTTTGTCGGCATAAAAGGGGAGACGACCAACATGATAAGACCAAGTAAGGCTAGGGGTAAGCTGATGAATAACCCGGGTATTGTGATGATAAAAAGCAAGCACAGACCACTTGCGCCGATTCCTATCAGAAATATCTGTAGCGACATTACTGCAGAATCTTTTTTGGTTAGTATTTCCTTATTTTTATCCATATTTGCTATTATACCAGGTACTTTGTTCAACTAATTTACACTAAAATGCTATAATAGCACTATGCAAGTAGGAGAAGTAGTAGCCAGATTTAAAGCAGATATTTCAGACTTTCAGGCTGGAATGAAGCGAGTGCAGTCTGGTATGAAAAGTACAGCGTCAAAGTTAAAAAAAGGTGGTGAGTCTGTGCGTAACGTTGGAGCACAGATGACTGCTGCAACTGCTCCTATTATTGGCTTTGGAGCACTTACCATTAAATCTGCAGGTAACTTTGAGGCTGCAATGAAGGATGTGCAGGGAATTACAGGCGCAACGGGTAATGATCTCGAAGAGATGTCAGACTTAGCGAAAGAACTTGGAAGAACTACCATGTTCTCGGCAAGTGAGGCTGCTGATGGTATGAAGTTTTTAGGTATGGCAGGCTTTGATACAAAGCAGATTTTGGAAGCTATGCCAGGAGTTCTAAACTTAGCAGCCGCAGAGTCTATTGACTTAGGGAGAGCGGCAGATATAGCATCAAATATAATGGGTCAATTCCAGTTGGAAGCTAACCAAAGCGAAAGAGTTGTAAATCTCCTTAGCGCAACAGCTTCCCAGTCAAATACTGACGTTTTACAGCTTTCTGAGGCCTTTAAATATATAGGGCCTACTGCAAACGCCCTAAATATGGATATTGAGGAAACGGCAACGATCATAGGAATACTAGGCGATGCCGGCATACAAGGATCTTTAGCAGGGCGTGCTCTGGGTACGTCTCTGGTTCGTCTGACAAAGCCAACGAATAAAATGCAAGGAGCAATTAATGATTTAGGTGTCGAGTTTTTTGATGCAGAAGGTCAGTTTATCGGCGTACATGAGATGGTTAGAAGACTCAATACTGCAACGGCTGACCTGACAGATGAGCAACGAGCAGCAGCAATAAGTACCATCTTTGGAATGGAAGCATACCAGGAGATGAATATCTTGCTTAATAGAGGAGCCGAAGGGTACGGAGAGCTGCAAAGTAAAATAAGTGGGACAGAAAAAGCTACGGAAAAAGCAGAGCTAAAAATGGAGGGGTGGAATGGCGCAGTAAAGGCTCTTAAGTCTGCCGTCGAGGGGCTTATGATTGCAATTGGAGAGAGCGGCTTACTCGAAGACTTGGCGGGATTAATAACTAAAATAACAGAGTTTGTAAGGGGTTTATCTGAAACGAATCCGGTTATACTAAAAATTGTTGCCGCAATAGCGGGCTTACTAGTAATAATAGGGCCATTATTGATAATTTTTGGTCAAATCGCTATTGCTATCGGTGCAATCATACCCGTTTTTACTGCTATAGTCTCAGCAATTGCATCATTTGCAACATTTATAGTTGCAACTGCCATACCTGCAATAATAGGTTTTGTGGCCGCATTCTGGCCGCTTATTCTCATAGCTGGCGTGGTGGGTGGTGCCGCCTATATGCTATGGAAGCACTGGGATACAGTCGTTGCATTTTTTCAGGCAGCACCTGCAAAGATCGGACAGTTTGTTGATGCCGTAGGTGCATGGTTTCAACAACTGCCAGAACGAGCAGACAATGCTTTGAGAGCTTTAGCAGAGGCCTTTGTTATTGGCTTTGGTTTTTTGCTCGGAATTATTGTCTACTGGATACCTCACATCGTATATCAAATTGCGAAGTTCCTATGGGAAGCACCCTTAAAAGCAGCAGAGGCGTTGGCTGGGCTTTATCAGGCGTTTGTCAATTGGGCAGCTGACACCTGGGCATTCTTGAAGTCTGAGATCCCGAGGCAATTTGACAACTTGATCAGCTGGATGATAAAGTTGCCATTTCGAGCATATGCAGCATTGATTAGATTGCGAAAGTCCATGAGTAACGCAGCGGAAGAGGGCTGGCAGGGCATGCTTAACGAGATTTCGCAATGGCCTTCACGTTTGTTTGAGTGGGGCGTAAATATGGTAAAGTCATTTGTAGAAGGTTTTGCAAATCTCGGGAAATGGCTGGGCGATCAGATAAAGGCAGGTATGGATGCGGCAAAGGGCATGATCGAAGGTCAGAGCCCGCCGAAAGAAGGGCCGTTCAAGAATATCGACAAGTGGGGTATGAATGTCGCTAGTGCATGGGTTGAGGGCTTTGGTGACGTCTTTGGTACGATGGATCTGGGCAATCTCTCACAGGCCCAGGCAATGGCAGCACCGGCATCTAACACGACAATCACCCAGAACAATACGATCAACAGGCCATTTGATTACGACAGTGCTCTGTCAGAGCTTGGCTGGAAGATGCGAACCGGTGTTTAGATACCAAGGTAGGCATCTCTGTATGTGAACGTAACCGTTCCATTCCCACCACGTGAGGATAGAAGCATATTGTTAACTCCCGGGAGTAGGTAAAACCACGTGCTGGTTAAGTCGAAGCTACTCAACACATTAGTCGTACCGTTTAGCATAATCGTTTTCTTCAATACATCAACAACCGCACTATCTTCATCGCCTAGGATAAGATCAAGAGCGATAAACTGCCCTGTCGTGTTATTTGTGATTATCGGATATGTAAGAGGGCCCTCAAGTGTAATGACCGGGTATGTCTCGCTGTCTCCGTTATTCGTCAGGTCTAGGCTTTCACTGTCTGAGGATTGTGCAACGATGGGCGGGATTATCTGCAACCCAACATCCACAACAAGCCCGCCATTTTGTACTACCTGCTGTACTATCTCTGTCTGAGTCTGGGAGTATAGGTTATAGTCTGAGCTGACAAGCTCAATACGAAAATCAATGTAGTGCAGTTTTTGCTTCTTCATCTGGAACGAGTTGAGGTATACGGGAACCTGTAGCGACAGGTCATCAAGTGTGGTAAAGAATAGTGTATGAGGTTGGGGAATGCCAAGGCTGTTTTTCTGAACCTTAAGCGCTTGGATTAAATCACGGCGTGATTGCTCAAATGTTGCCCGATCCGGTGAGTATATGCCGCCCTCAAGTGAGATCCGGCGACCAGAATAGAGCTGGTTACTTATATATGTACCATTCTCCCCTACTCGATCATATGAGGATAACCGCATGGGTGGCATCTCTAAACCTTCAATATCCTGTTTGATAAAAATCGGCTCGCTCAGTTTTTCGTAATTGTGGATATACAGGTCGTCTATATAGATCTGTTTCATAGCTTTATTGTATCATTTTTTGTACAAATAATTTATACGGATATGCTATAATGGACTTATAGATTAGTATTTTACAATTACACTATGGCTACGTTTACACATTCTCTGCAGGGTAGTACAGACACTACGATCATATCTACAGATAAGCTACAGTTTGCAGGCGGTGCATTTGATGATCCAATAACAGTAAATGAATACAACGATTCAACCCACGTTAAAGACGTAGGAAACGCTGATAAATCAAGTGCCAACACGCCAAACAATGTTAAGTTTATTTCCCAATCCGGTGGTACCGGTGGAGACTCGCAGGCCGATTGGGGCGGCGGAACAGAAGATTTAGACCAGATTCAGAACAGCGAAGCAACTTTGAAGATTAATTTTTCGCATGGAACGGCTGTTGCGATAAGTGAAGCCAAGATATACGCATATGATGGTTCTACCGTAACAGTTGCCCCAACCGATATAGATGTACGCATGGCAGAAGTTGGAGATACAAACTGGACAGAAGCAGAAGGACAAGCTAGCGCTTGTACACTTGCTGACAAGACAGCTGCAACCTCGCATGACTTCTATGTGGCGGTCTCTATGAGTCCGACAAGCGTTGGAACTAAAACGGGTAAATACCGAGTAGAGCTTTCGTACTCATAAATTACTAATTGTAGGCTGGTAGCAGACTACAGATTAAAAAAAGGCTTATGCAAACAGACTTGCATTTTTTCCGTTGGGCTGTGGGCCTTTCCAATGGGGAAACCTACTATGAATACAAAAGCAAACTTCCATCGTGGAAAGACCTACTAAACTACATCGAACAAAACAATCTTACTATCACCTCTCTCCTGCTCTATACCGTAGATGGTAGACGATATATTCTACCGTCTAACGGTAAACGTCCTAAGTTTGCACCTTTCCAACAGGAAGAGAAACCATTGAGATACAGTATGAGACGATATCTGGCAGGTGAAATGAATATGGGCGGGCAAAGTGTGGGAAATGATGTTAAAAAAGCAGAGCATTACACCGTAATAGAAGCTGAATACGAGTCCTACAAGTTGCAGTTGTGGGCTGATGAAATAAACAAGGTGAGCGTGTGGACTGTAGTTGAGCAGAAATAATGGCAACAACTGAATGGATCACAACATCGTACTCGTACGGATTTGGCTCAGATGAAGTGACTGTATCAGATGATGTTAGAGCTGATTTATCGAGTGGACAGACGATGGGTCTGGTGATATCTGACAGTGTAGATGATGTTTTCAGATTTGGCGACGTAAAAATAAACGGGGTTGAAGTGGAGGTTGAAGCAATATACTCGCAGGACACAGCTGGAACGCCTACTATGATCGCACAATTCAAGGAATTAAGTGGTGGTTTTGGCCTGTTCGCAATTTCTTCTCAGAAAACTCAGGTCGTAAGTGCTTACCCAAACGATGCGATTTACGTTCTAGGTTCTTCTTCCGATCAGTGGAGTTTCTTTACGGCAGACGTTCATTCGCAATATCAAGATAAAAACGACTTTCTTTCTAATATCTACTTGGAAATCAGTAATTCATCTGCGACCTCTGACAATCTACGGATTGATCGCGTACGAATGCGGCTACACTACACACCTACCCCCGGCATGAAGGGCATCATACCGCCTTTTGTAGTACCAACAATAGAAGGTTACTTTGTAGCCTCATCTGAGGTTGATATGGAGTTGACCGGTATAGATACAGCCAACACCGAGCGAGATATTGATGCAAAAGGAATAGCAACACATCAGGCAGATCGGGATATTGAGTTGACCGGCAAGGTTCAGGACAACAGCGAACGAGATGTAGAGACAACAGGCCAAGAACCGGTAAACAGTGAGAGAGATTTTGAGGTACCAGGGGGAAACACATCTAATAGTGAACGAGATATAGAGACAACAGGAGAAGATACGAGCAATAGCAATGTAGATATTGAGCTGACAGGCGCAGTATCGGTCAATTCTGAACGAGATCTTGACATAGAGGGCGTTGTCGGAAAAGGCAGAGAATCACGTTCTTTTGAGGTGCTTGTAAGTGTTCCAACAGATAGCGAAATAAGTTTTGAGCTTGAAGGTGCAACAGATACTTCTGAACGCAACATAGAGACAACCGGAAAGATAACAGAAAAGGAAGATCGAGAGATTGAGATAGAGGGAAGTGTGGGACAGACCAGTGATAGAGATATAGAGGTACCGGCAGATCAACCTGAGAATGATGAACGGGAGTTTGAAGTTGTAACCGGAACGCTTGCAAGCGGTGAGGTTGATATCGAGATAACCGGTAAGGTTCAGGATAAAGGCAACCGCATTTTCGAGATCCCAGCAAAAGAACAAGATAATAGCGAAAGAAGTATTGAGATAGAAGGAGACACACAGACAAGCACACGAGAGATAGAGCTGACCGGTGGGCTAGAAGAGAATACAGAGCGAAGTATAGAGCTGACTGGTGGGATTGAACAGAATGCAGAACGAAGCATTGAAGTGCCATCTAAGCAACTAACCAATACAGATAGAAGCATTGAAGTTGAAGGAAACAACCCGGTTGTTACCTACAAAGATGCTCTCATCTCTTCGCAGTGGGCTTTTGAAATATACGACGAAAACGGTAGGCTCCTTGCCGACCTGACAGGATTTGCACAAATGAGACGGCTAGACGTTGCACGTAACCGTGCAGGCTCCTGCACATTCCAGATTGACTTGAACTTCTTACATCAGTATTGCAGTGATATAAACATAGAGCCAGAGAACCTGATATTTGTAAATAAAAATGAGGTGCGCATAAGACGTGGGGATTACTACCTGTGGGGCGGTCAGATACAGAGGTATGAGGCAGACATCCCGGGCGGGGCTCTGTCTGTACAGGTAATAGGATACTTTGATCTATTGAAAGAGCGGTTTCTTGATGCAGAGCGCTCATACATACAAAATGACGCAGGAGCTATAGCGTGGGACTTGATAAACACAACCCAAACGCAGGTACATGGTAGCTTTGGCATTCTGTACGGAAACATACAAAGCTCTAAGCTACGAGATAGAGGGTACGAGAAGGACAAAGACATACATGAGGCGATAATACAGCTTTCGGAGGTAATAGATGGATTTGATTTTGAGGTGGATGTAAACAAGCAATTTAATGTCTACTATCCAAAGCAAGGGGTACGACGGGAAAACTATCTATTTATCTGGACGGGCAACACAGGCGGGAATATAAAGAGCCTGAAAGTAGCAAAAGACGGTGCGTATACCGTTAACCGTGCAAAAATGAGAGGAAAAGGGTTTGGCCCAGCACAAAGAAGGTACGAGCTTAACGACAGTTTTTCCCAATCAACATACTCCATACGTGAAGAGATATACGATCATGCGGACATATCAGACGTGGGAACACTAGCAGATCATGCAGAAGCAAACCTAAACGTATTTTCAGAGCCTCTGATCAACTTAGATGTAACACTTGATGGAAACCAAGCACCGTATCTAGGTGATTACTGGCTGGGAGATGAGATACGCATACAGATTGGTAAGTATAGTATGTTCTCAGACATTCAAAACAGCTGGTATGAGATAGATGCTATATCGGTATCTCTGGACGAGAACGACCAGGAAGAGGTCAAGTTGACAATTTCAAAAATCTAATATGCCAACAAAAGCACGATACAACAGCGCCCGTGATAGGCTTCAGAATAGCGCATCAAATACGCTTATGGATTTACAGGAGTTTGCCCGTAAGCTCAGAAGTAATCAGGTTGCACGCTTGGAGTATGGAGTAATCACCATAGACGGGGAAAACGAGGAGATAACCATAGACGATGCGATAGGTGGAAATGAGATCATCAACATCTCAAAAGACGGATTTATCGTAAAAAACACAAGCGGTACAGAGATAACAAGAATGAATAGTACGGGTTTCAACCTCAAAAATGGCAGCGGAACAACTATCATCAATATGGATCTGTCTGGCATGAGCATCAACGACAACAGCGGGAATGAGCGAATGCGCTTTCAGGATGGGGCGTTTGACATAAAAGATACCAATAACGATACAGTAATTAGATTCAACGATGATGGAGCAACCTATTATGGCCAAGCCTCAGGTCAGTCTTTTTTAAACTTTGTACGAGATGGTTTTCGTTTTGGAAACATTAATTATAACTATTTCACAAACTCATTCAATCAGAAAGAAACGCGCGTTCTCTTAACGGCCTACAATTCAAGTGAGGCCGATAGAGACACACAATCAGGCATTTTAAATTATGATAGAAATGAAAATCAAAGTACATTTCTGTTTTGCGGTGAAACATATGAGAATAACAGTTTTGATGCCTTTTATCTGAGGTATGGAATAATAGGAGTCAGAAACGTCTGGTCTATAGAAATGTTATCTTCTGACGGCGAAAACGCAATAATGCAAGTACCCAAACACCAAGGAAGTCTGTCAAGTTACCCGGGTTTCGGGCATGTGTACTACGATAATAGTATTTCAAGGCTCGTTGTCACCAGTCAAAACTTATATAAGCCTCTCGCATACGAAGAAGATCTACCGCCCTCAGGGTACACCGGTGGAATTAGTGTTGAGACTAAGTATGGAGAAGGAATTATGGACTTCAACAACGGTTCATTTCAAGGAATAACATACCCGTAATTATAAGTTTTATGCATATATGAACACACCAATACCCAACGAGGTTCTTGTACTGATTGGCAAGCAGGCGTTAGAGCTACATATTGCAAACCAGATGATTCAGGAATACGAGAAAAAGGAACAAGAAAGAGAAAAGAAGAAAGAAGAGAAATAATGATTGTACAAATAATTTATACAGTATGTTACAATTAGAGGTATATGAGCTTACACATTGGAATGAAAAACGGAAGTAAATCTGATGAAGAGGGTTTGCTTCGAGGCCTATCGAAACTTATAAAATCTTACGGCGTTGTAGGATCTTCTCTACAAGTATCAGAGCGTGGGGCCGGTGCGAATATGTCCGTTGACATTGCCGCTGGAGACATCTACATCGACTATCTCAATTATTCTTTCCATGGATGGAGCACTGCAACAGTAAACAAAACTATATCAGGTAACACAAGCGGACAGACGAGAATCGATGCCGTTGTTGCGTATGTAGACTTGGCAGAAAAAGATGCTAGCGACGCAATAGCAAGTGCAAACCCGACGACCTACCAGGATTATTCAACGGCAGTTGGAGCCGTAACCGCAAACGAAACTGACGGGCTGGTATTGCAGATAGTGGAAGGAACACCTGCTGCAAGCCCTGTTGCTCCAGATAGTGCCGCAATCCAATCCGCAGTTGGAGCATCAAACCCATATAAAGTACTTGCTCATGTGGAGGTAGCAGATAGCGCATCATCTATAACAGATTCTGAAATAACAGACAAAAGAGAGTATGTGCAGTTTAAAGATGCAGTAACAGGTCTTGACTGGTCTTATCTTCCAACGGCAGAACAACCCACCTACGCCAGCTCATCAACCATGACCAACCCAACTGGTGTAGACTGGACAGATTACATTGAGGTCGGTGACTCCGTCAGCTGGAACGATGGATCTGACAAGCTCGGATACATAACAAACGTATCAAGTACGACTATCACAATCACCGGAGACTCGGTAGCAAATGCGACCATAACAAACTTCAAATATTCAAAAATCCCAGGAAAGGCAGGTGAGGCAGGTGTTGGATCAGCCAATCATGCAGAATATACCTCATCCTCTGCTACAACTACATCGGGAACTTTTGTAAGAATCCCATCCAGTGTCACAAAAGATATAAAAGTTAAAGGAGGGGGCGCACTTGTGATCATGATCACATGCCAAGCCAGCCGATCAAGCGGATCATACCAATTGCTGCCGCAGATCGACGATGACTTTGTAGGGATCGGCTCAAGCACATCATATCCTACCTTCTCAAACGGTTCCGGCCAATACGTAACTACTTCACGAATTATCACTGGATACACGGGAGGAACGAAAACTATTAGCCTTGCCGGAAGAATCGACGGTGGTAACACGCTTACAATATCAGCATTTTACTCAACGCAAATTGTGGCTTTTGAGCTTTTGTGATATGGTAATACAAAATAAAGTCCATCACTATCTTACGCAGGGACGAGGTTGGTATCAGCGGCCGACTGCTAATATCAAGAAGATCACAATTCACCACTCGGCGCATTCGTCACTGGGCTCACTGGATCAGGACTTGCGGTTCATATACAATGTCCATGCAGGTCATGGATGGCCTGGACTCGCCTACCACTTCGTGATTGGAAAAGACGGCACTGTCGCACAGACGAACAGCTTTGCCGATATCACCTGGCATGATGCGATTAATAACGATAGCATCGGTATTCTGTTGGTCGGATACTTCCATTCGCCGAAAAACGAGAAGCCGACAAAGGAGCAGTTGAAGAGTCTGAAGGAGTTGCTAGATCAGCTCTGTACGCAGCATCCAGAGTTTCCGGCTGATCATGATGACGTAGTAGGTCATCGTGAACGCTCATCTACTGCATGCCCTGGAGACAACCTGATTGGCTATGTGAAGGACTACCGACACAAGAAGGGGGTTGTCAAATGGGGGAAAGCCGTGAAGTCCGAGAAGACAGAATATGAGGTCCCGAGGCACGTGAACGATAAAGCAAGCTACTTCGATCGACTGGTTTCATGGTTCCATGAGAATGGAAAACTGCCAACGAGTCGGTCTGAAGATTACGACGACGAGAAAATCAAGAACGCAGTATTATCGCTGGTAGCTGAGGAAGCGGTCGAGACTTCGAAGGCGGTGCAGCAGATGCGAGATTACAAAGATCAGCTCAAAGACTGTGAACGAGCAAAGACACGGGAGATATCAGAAAAAAACAGCCTATCAAAGGCACTTAGCAAATGTACTGATGATCTGCTAAAACAGGACAAGAAGGCAGAGCCACCGGCACAACAGGACAAACCAAACCCTACGGTGATAGCTCTGGACTATGAAGTTAAAACGTCCTGGGTAGCCGGCATGGCAAAGTTTCTGGATGAGCTGGTTTTAACCGTTGCAAAGCCTAAAAAATGAGGGAGCATAAAGATCAGCCAGTGTTTGATTTCAGATTTCTGCTCAACAATTGGGTGATCTTTTCCGGTATTGTTATATTTACTTTGTCGCATGGCTCCCTTCTATGGAACGTGGATCAGATCAAAAAAGACATTCACGAACTAAAAAATACACAGAATAGCAGGCTCACGAGTCTGGAGGAACGGGTATCTGAGCATGATCTTCTGTTCCGTGATATTCTCAACGACGTAGACCAGTGCCGAGAAGATATTAGTAGTTTTGAGGAAAACCAATAATGGAAATTCTGATCGTTCCACTTATTACCGGACTCATAGAAGCGATAAAACGTACCAAAGTACTACCCCCTCGCTTCCTACCCCTTCTATCGGCGATTTTAGGGCTGGGTGCTGGATTGGTTATTGTGTCGCTCTCTGTGGAGGGTGCTATTACCGGACTGGCATATGGCCTGGCTGCTACAGGGCTTTATGAAGGCGTGAAGCATGTGAAGAAATGAGCAAATACGGAAACAGGAAGGTCGAGATTGACGGCTACACCTTTGACTCTCAGAAAGAAGCCAGGAGGTACCAGGAACTCAAACTACTACAGCTTTCCGGAGAGATCACTGGTCTTGAATTGCAGCCTTCGTTCATTCTTATCCCTTCATATACATACCAGGGGCGTAAGGTTCGCAAAATGGAATACAGGGCGGATTTTGCCTATCTGGAGAATGGGAAACGTGTGGTTGAGGATGTGAAGGGTATGAAGACCGAAAAGTACCGGATTAAGAAGAAGCTGCTATTGTACCAGAATCAGGATATGGATTTTAGGGAGATATAAATAAATTGGAGTAAAAAAATCCGGCGTGTCGCTTGCAGGACAGAACCTGAAAGACTTACCGCCGGTCGTGATCAAACTCCATTGTATTATGCTTTATGGTTTTTGTCAAGCGTGGATAAGTCTAAACTGGTTACGTGGGTGTTCAGTGTCATATGTATTTGTTTATCACGCACTTATAACACCCCTGCGGTGGGTTATATCTTCTCCGCCAGCCAACAATACGATCCATACTGTTCTGTCGGGTCAACAAAGTATGTGTAGTACCGTTTTCCGTCAACAGTAACCTCATCCCACGGCTTGACATCTCCAACTTCCTCACGTGTTGCAGAGCGCACAGAGCGGTAGAATTGTTTTTCTTTCTTGGCAGGCTCGACTTCGATAATACGCTCAAAGTCGAGACTTGTGTACGAGCAATCTACAATATATGAACTCATCGCGTACTCAATACAAACCGAGTGTGGACGAACGGACGTGACGTACTGCTTGTTGTACTTCGGATTGTCGTCGACAATCACCCGTGACAGGTCTAGGGGTTCAAGCATCTGTAGCGTTTCCGGCTCCATATTGTTGATAAACGCAATCGGCTGCGTATCCAACATATTGGGTGTGTACTGGTGGATGTCGTATACCTGATCGTACTGCTCTAACTGTCTACGCAAACTAACCGCCCTTCTCCCCTCCACTGTATCTGCCTGCTCTGACAAGTCAAAAAGACGGTTCAAATCCTCGTCAACATACCGAACGCCCTGCATATACGCCTCTGGATTGCCAACAATCACATCCCAGCGACGCTTGTCAGTCTGCCCGTACGGGCAATAATAAAGTACGAAATGCCCCACTCGTTCGTTGCCGTGCGTCATCACGACGAAGGCTATATTTTTTTTTGCATCCATAAAGATCTGTTAATTGCTAATGGGTAACAGCTTATCATACCGCTCTGATCTCGTGCCACCATATTGCTATATGCTTCTGGGATATCTCCGTGCCATTCGATTAAATCGTTCATATATTGTGCCACACTCCACCAACTAGCCTCTTGCAAATTATCAGGAAGTAGCGCCCTATGTGCTGCCACGTCTTGCCGGTCTTGTGGATACGTGAACGTGTATCCATTACGGGCAAACATTGCCACAACATGAAGCCATGAAGGGTTAGCCGTTGCAACCTCGTATCCCATCCGTTTTGCTGCCTGCTCAAGTGATGATACGGCATCCCGGAACGGGCGCTCAGTCTCTCGTGACTGCTTTCCTGGTAAGTGACCTTGAGCCATAACCTCTTGCACTGTTCTCATATACCACTCACGTCCTTCTGGCGTTGCAGCATAATGCTCTATCACGTCGTAGGGCTTATGGATCAGCTCTGCAACCTCATGCGGGTATTCCTGGTATACGCTGGTCTCTGGCGTGCAGGTATATACCGACAACTCACAGGTGGGAACTGTCACAATATCCCGCTCCTGCCCGTATTCCCATTCATCCAGTCGTGATGGCTCCCACCCTGGCCCGTCGTATGCACGGTTACGGATGGCATAATGCTGGTATCTCATGCCTTCGTGATAACGAGACATCTGAACCTTAACGCCATCGGTGTCTGTTACCATCTCGTTGGTTGGGTGGTTTAGTGTTTCTGGCTTCATGTTTTGTAATGTTTATAATTTTGCACTCATAACACCCTGCGGTGGGGTTAATCACACAACAAACTGTACAACTTCTCAATGGTTTCTATGTTTTGGTCGTCGTCTGTGCATTCCTCGCCGTACTCTTTTGTGAGTTTCCAGTTGCAAATATTTCTTGGTTGCACTTCTAGTTCTAGTAAAGATTTAGTAAAAAATAAATCGCCATTATTTGCAAAACTCACCTCTTCAGTACGAACATCTAACTTATTAAGAGCCTGCATAACTCGGCCTATTGTGATGGGATATACTTCCCAATATTTGCCATTTTCAAAATATCCAGTCTCCTGCCTGACCATTGCTTCGGTTACAAAAGATACCTGACGCTCTTTTTTAATCGCCTTTTTGTACGGTAAACCATGTATCAGTTCAATGACCCGTCTTTTTAATTCTTCTCTTGTGTTTTTCATAAAATCACATCAATCCGCACTTATAACACCCTGCGGTGGGGTTACCACTCCGTTGTTGAATGGTCTCTGGTTACGAGTAACCGTGATGAGCAATCACTAGCAAGTCATGTCTACTGGGTGCTCGGTATTCTAATACTTTTGTAATTTCATATTGAGGTGGTAACATTTGTCCCTGTTTTATCTTTTGTCTTATTGTTACTTGAGCTTTTACGACATCGGTATAATGAAACTTAAATTGTCCTGAAGCTAATTTTCCACAAAAATCTTCATCGGAAATTTTTACCCTACTAAGCGTGTCATTACTGCCAGCAATAGTAAATGCGTAAGGCCCTGCTGCTCCCTCATAACTACCCTTTTTTGGTTTTAATATATATACAACATTGCTTTCATTCAATATTTCTTCATCTCCTATCAACTCTGACTTTTCATAATCCTCAAAATATGTAGACTCCTCTAGTTTTTCTTCCATATATATAAATCCGCACTTATAACACCCTGCGGTTGGGTTATTCTACCGGCTGCAATTCAGCCAACCTTTTTTCAACTTCTGCTTTAGCATACTTAGCTCCGTTAATTTCTATAGTATCAACAGGCTCTATTATTTTGTAGCCTTTGACACCATAAGCGTTTGTTTTGACGGTTTTGCCTTCTGGAAGTTCGATCACTTCATAAACGTCACGCCTAACCGCAACACATTGATCACCTGTCTTGAACGTACAGTGTGCTCCTGTATCGAACGTGCAGTGTGATCCTGTCTTGAACGTGCAATTTGAACTTGTTTTGAATGTGCAATCAGAACCTGTATCGAACGTGCAGTCTGGGCCTGTATCGAACGTGCAGTATAATCCTGTATCAAACGTGCAGTATGAACCTGTATCGAACGTGCAGTGCAATAATGTATTGAACGTGCAGTATGAACCTGTATCGAACGTGCAGTGTGATCCTGTCTTGAACGTGCAATTTGAACTTGTTTTGAATGTGCAATCAGAACCTGTATCGAACGTGCAGTCTGGGCCTGTATCGAACGTGCAACC